CATTATGGCTGCAGACTTGTTTATGCGACGACGCCGACCGAACATCTATCCTCCAAAAAAAATACCTCCAATTCTAGCACTGGGCCGATATTGGCTGATGAATTATTAGTGGTGTACGATATTTTGATGACCCACAACGGATTTGGAAAAATTCTTCCGATTTCAATTTACGATATTGAGCTGATGTCAGTAAATAATGAAACCAGCGACATGCTGTCAAGACGAAAAGGGAAAGTAACCCTTATTTTCAACGTCGCTGCTGGCTGTGGGAACATACCGCAACATTCGGTAATTGAGGAACTAAATCAAAAATACAAGGATGAAGATGATTTCAGCATTCTTGCCGTAGTCGTTGATGACTTCACATGCCACGGATATCCAGAATTTCAAAACGGCATAAAGTCATACATTGAGGAAAACAGCCTTGAAATGACCCCAGGTCAAGTAGCAGAAAAGTATGCCGTTGACCATTTCGGAGTGACTTATGAGTTCTCTGAACTAACAAATGGAAGATATGACAAGCATAGATACGACAAGAGTTTTGTTCCCGGACTTGTCAAGGAGCAAGAACAACATACGCTTTGGCATTACCTGACAGGAGCCTACGAGGCCGAAATCAATCCAGTGAATGGACTGCCTTACCACGCTGAAGAAGTTCCGTGGTCAGAAGTTGAACCAATTGATATTGAAAATAAAAAAACGTTCCCGCCTCTTCGAGGCAATTTTGAAAAGTTCTTGATTGACAGAACTGGAACTAGAGTAAAAAGATATGCAAATGGTTTCCTTCTTGGAGAAAGAGACCAGATAGGCGCTACGTTCCCTTGGGTAAAAGAAAAATACCAAGACAATGGAAAACGCGACTGGAACCCAGTCGTGACACCACAAGAAAATCAAGAAAAAACACCTAAAGGCCAAAAGTCAAGTTGGCCCACAAAAGAACAAAGAAATGGTATTGAATTTTCAATTAGTGCAATCAGCGAAGATATAGACGAGTATCTAAATCAAAAAATCAAATAGCCCTATCAGCTATTTTACGTTTTTCAACTGGCTCAAGTCTTCCGTGATGTTTTGCTTCACCATCTTTTCTAACCCAAGTCATTCCATATGTCGCATCAAGGTTCTCTGTTCCCTCTCTGCGAAGAAGCCTCTCTGCCATTGACTGAAAGGTTGGGTCGTCACTAAGGTTTAAGTATGAATTATGTGACCACGGAAGGTCGTAGAAAGCTGGCGCATTCACCAGCAGCGCTCCAGCAGTGGTCCAGTGCTCTTCTATTCTTGGGTCTTCGTGAACAATGGGGCCAGACAGGCAATATGCAGGAACATCAATTCCCACAAGCGGCCTGTTGACTTCAAGCATTTTCTCAATTGCCAGGCTATCTAGAGACATATCGGAGTCAATGTACAAAACCGCAGAGTAATTAATCACTCCGTAGTTAAGCTCTGTGCAATCTTCTCCCCAGTGATGGCCGCTCGTAACCCTGTTTCTTTGAGCAAACTCTCTTATTAGATTTCTTCCGGTTTCTATTCGAATCCATCTATTCCCAGAATCAACCTTGGCTTGCATGTCGTTTATTGAGTATGTCCAATAATCGCCGTTTACTTCCCGAAGAGCATCAATCACTTCGTTAAATGGCTCTATGCCCCTGTTGTCTAATTCAAAAGCAGCAAACCATTTGACGTTTGGAAACTTTCTGCATATTTCAGCCTTATCGGCAAGCCAATTGAGATGTTCTTTAGCATCACACTTCCAAGCAACTAGTGGCGTCCCAATAACAAAATGTTTTTCATAATCAATTGGTTTTAGGACAGGAGAGTCTGAAAGCTTGAACTTGGGCTTATTTAACTTTGCAACGAAGTCCGAACAAACACCAGCATATTGAATTTGCCAGTCGCTATCAATATCCCACCATGATGTTTCTGGCATTACATTTATGCACTTTGCTGAACTTGGTTTTTTCCCTGGATAGGCCCAGACATAGCCTCTACTTGTTATTGTGTAGTCATCTACGTTATGAAAAAAGCAGTGCAGTTCGTTTCTTAAAGAGAAACTTAGTGCTTCAGAATTCTTGCAATGAACCCAAATTTGATTAGTTCTATCAGTCAACCACTCTGTTGGTACAGGGTATTGTGGCTGGTCATGACCTAAAAAGGGGCCAGATTCAGTTACCCATAAATCAACTTCAACATCAAAACCTTGAGCTATAGCTTCTTCGACGTATTGAGGTGTGTTTTCACGTTCTGGATTCTTTCCAGAAATATTACCTCTGTGAGATATGTAAATCATTTTTCAACCTGAACCCAAATCCAATTTTTGTGGTTATCCCCAGGACCAGTTTGTTGAATATCAGACTTATAATTTTTGAATCCGATTTTATTAACTAGGTCATCTATCAAATCGTTTTCATCAGCAATACTTACGTCGGAGTGACCGTTTGTGCTTCCTGCATTGTAGTTATTATCGTAATAACCAGCAGTTGGTATTTCGCCTTTTCCGCCGTAACCCATCTGGAAACACAACTTTCCGCCTGGCTTCAAGACTCTGAAGATATCTTTCAGAATGTTGAATCTAATTTCATGCACACAAATATGCTGAAAACAAATAACTGCAAAAACAACATCGTAAATGTCATCGCCAATTGCCGACAGATTATCTCCACTGGTTACATAGAGGTTTGGCTCTGAAATATTGTTTGCTTTTGTATTGATTCTGGCTTTTTCTATGTTTACATCAGATATATCAATTCCGTCAACTCGAGCAAATCTGTCTGCAAACTTGACCAAGTTTCTTCCAGGTCCGCATCCATATTCAAGTGCTACAAGACCATTTGTATCAAAGTCCTTGAACAAGAAATTGTCATAGTCTGACCAGTTGTTGTGTGCGTCGTATGAGCCGACAACTGGGTCTCTGAAATCAAGTGACCACTTTGATGCATATTCGTCATAATATGAATTTTGCATAGCTAGATAATCTTTTTTACTTTTGCTCATTTGTTGTTCTCCAAGTAGTAGTTGAGGTCTTCTGGTGTTCCAATGCCCCACATCTTGGGAACTTCCTTAATCCGAATCTTTTTTCCATCTTGAATTGCTTCATTAAATACTGGACATACATAGAACTCATTATTGGTTCTGATATCTTTTTCAATCATTTGATTTGCGTATTTCACGTAATCCGAGCCGTGCTTCCAGTAATAAATCCCAACTGTGGCATTATCTGAAATTGGGTTCTTTTCTGCAACCTCATTGACAAGGCCGTCATCTCCAAGCTTCGCGTATGACCACTTTGGGTGAGTTGCCTTAAATGTAAGAATCCCACCATCAACACCTTCTGCTCCAAATGCGTACAAGCACTCGTTGCTATTCCAGTCCACTATCTGGTCGGAGTTTGCCATCAATAATGGTTCGTCGTTATCTATTAGGCCAGATGCCAAAAGCGTCGTGCATGCAGCACCTTCGGTCATTCCATCAACTAAAACAATGTCGCAACCTGGCTTGATGAGTCCTAATACTTGTTTTAGGTTGTATTTCTCGTAATGTTCTTTTTGAACAAGAAATATGAAGTGAGCATCAATATTCAAGTTCTCAACAACAACTTGAATCATTGGCTTCCCGTTAACTTCAATTAGCGGTTTTGGAAACGTATATCCAGCCTGTGCAAAGCGTGAACCAGCTCCAGCCATTGGTATCAAAACATTCATTTTTTCGTTCCTCCATGCAACAGGCTTCTTGCCTCTTGTCTCTATTTCATCAACAAAGCGCATTAAACGTTCTTTGTTCAAGTCACTGGCGTTCTTTATTGCATGTAGGTTTGCTCCCGAACTAAGCGCCCCTTCCCTGCCGATATGGGAATCCTCAATAATTATAGTATTTGCAGGTGATGCATCAAGTGAAACCATGCATTGCCAATACATCTCTGGGTGCGGCTTGTGGTTCCTTACATCCTCATTGCTCATTATGTAACTGACATATTTGAGCACACCAATTGCATCTAGTGCCGTAATAACAGTGTCTCTTATGGCATTTGATGCAACAGCTATTCGCCAACCCTTTTCCTTAAGCGTCTGCATTATGTCAATGGCTATATAGTTTTTGGGAAAACCTGAAAGTATTTGGAGAGTGGCTTTTTGCTTATCTTCCCAAACCTGTTGATGCGCTGACTCTGGTAAACCCTTTTCCTCAGTGAGCATCTTTAGTTTTGTCGTTGTTCCAAGACCGTCATATCTAGATAGGTGCTCTTCTTCGGAAATAACATACTCTTGTCCAATTCGACTTAGAGCGATATTCAGCGAATCGTAGTGAACTTCTCGTGATTCAATCAGAACCCCATCAAGGTCAAAGATGACAAGAAAGTTATTTTTCATTTGGATTGGGCCCTGCGTGTCTATGCCACTTGTTGTGACGGACAATGCTATTTCCGTTGCACTTCATTACGTATTTGTTGCGCACACGCATTGACCACTCAACATCTTCTTCTTCGTTCCACCCGCGCGATTCATCAAGAGGTTCCTCAATCATGACGTGCTTTTTAATCATGAAGAATCCACCAGATATGTACATGTATTGAGTCTGCGTCCAGTCGCTATAGTCAAGCGACCATGCTCCGCCGTGTCCCGGCTTGTCCCACAAAGACCAATCCATTGGGTTTCTTGCGCCAGTAACTAAATATTGAGGGCACGAGCATATTTCCCACTCTGTTCCAAATGACTTAAACTCTTCGTACCATCTTGAGTCAAAGGTATGGTAGTCGTGCATCAGTACGATATTTTCGTATTTTGCATTTTGAACAAGAATGTTTTTCTTACGAGTAATCCATCGTGGTTTAACAGATTCGTCAAAATCAATCTTTACAATATCTTCGCCATCAACCCCACTTGAATCGCCACCGCCAACAAGCAAAATCTCATACTCTGGAATATTCAATTGACGTATGCTGGATAGTATTTCCAGTAAACGAGCATTATCCTCATATACGGTAATAATTCCAAATGTCCAAGCTATATCGTTCATCAAACAGAACCAGACTCGTTAAAATTATCAATAAGTATTTTTTTAAAAACTGAATCCCACTCTGGGCCCCTAGCGGTCATTGTGAAATCTTGTAGCCGTTCAAGGTTGTGGCTCACCTCGTCAGCACGCAATTGCCTATCGCGCAATTCATCAAAATGATAAGCCCAATCATCGTCGTTATATGCGACGCGACCAATCTCGCCTTCCTTTGCAAGATATTCGTATTCTGGAGAGTATGAAGAAATAAACGGAACACCAGCTGCGGCGTATTCAAGTCCTTTAATAAAAGATTTAGCGTGGTTAAATTTGACGTTACTAAGTGGAACAATCCCAATATCAATTGGTTCAAAAAGCTTTGGGTATGAACCGATTGGAACAAGTGGCATGGTTCTTGCAATGCTCGACGGAATACCCAGTTGCGAAGCTGCAGTTGGAGCGCCGTTGCCCGTGTGGCCAGAATGATGAAAAACCATTTTTCTGCTCTGGAGATATGGACCCATAAACGAAGAGAGCTGTTCAAGGTCGCCAGAACGCCACGGCGTTGCACCAACCCAGCCAATCTTGAGCCTATGGTTTTGTGTTATGCGTCTTGGCTTCCAGCGCTCAATATCAATCCCATTGCGGACCATATAAACATTGCTTCTTTTTGCAGAATAGTATTCATACAAAAACGGAGTTGAAGTTATGACAGCGTCAGCACGCATTATTATTTCAGAATAAATTTCTCGGTTGTTATCTGGGTTTTTCTTTGGGTCGGTTGCCTCATATGCCCTATTTGTTGGTTCTAAACCATCAAACCAGTCATCAATATCAACAACGATTTTTTGTCCTAATTCTTTTGCCCGTGGCATGTATTCAAGGACTTGTCTTTGCATCAAGAGTTTGAATACGATGATGTCCCAGCCGTGGATTATTTTTCCATCATTGATAATTAACCCGAAACCTTTTTCATTCGTGAAACCAGGAAATCCGAGGCCAGTCATCCATCCAAATTTTTTGAGTTGGTCCATTGGTAGCTTGCATCTATACCAAGCGCAACCGTTTGGCTGGAGTGGGTCAGTCCCCCACGCCCAGTCTCCAGTTATGTAACCTATTGTCGGTTTGCGTTTTTTGTTCACTGATGAAATCTAGCAAAGATTTAATTAGTCGCTACCAAACCCCATGCTTTTCTCGTAAAAGCCAGTGCGTTCAATGTGTGTGTTTTTAAAATCTGAGTGACTGTTGGTACTGAACGATGTTGAATTGATTACCGTTTTGTATGGAATTGAGTCTTTTCCACTATTTGAATAATTAGCTACCAACAAATTGACAGCTTCATTTGGTGTGCTTCCTACAGCAATTGGAAAATCGTGCTTGGCATCCCAGAAATCAACTGCATCACAATCGTCACCTTCCAAGTAGTCAATCAGACCGCCAGACAGATTTTCAAAACCGCTAATAGCAAACCACTCTCCACCTTCGTAAGTACCGCGGTATCTTGACTGGAGAACGATAATTGGGTATAGGCCATGATTATCCATAGCGCGATACTAGCAAGTAATCCCTTGACATACAGGAAGTCGTAATGCGAGTAAAATAGTAACAGCGACCAACGCGGTCGCTGTCTGGAGAACATCATGAGCACGAAATTCATCAAAGATACAGCTGAAAGAGCAGCAATGGCTTTCTTGACAGGCTGGCTGGGTTCAGCAATGGCTACTGGATTGGACTTTGATTCACTCACAAAGACCGACAACCTTAAGGTTGGCGTTACAGCTTTGGCCTTGTCAATTGCTGCAGCTCTCGGACTTAAGAAGGTTGGACCAAATAAGGATTCTGGTTCAGTCCTCTAAATACGGGTATACCCAAAGCGGCGTTATCTCATCTACAATTTTTTAGGCGTATGAATGGAGAAAACACGTGTCAATGGTTGCAGGAAGATACAACATTACTTGTCAGCAAGGGTCAACTTTTGACCTTCAACTGACACTGCAATACACGAATCCAGATTACCCAGCTAATTGCGCCAACCCAGAAGTCTGCCCAGAGTTTCTCGTTTGGGACCTGACTGGCTACACGGCAAGAATGCAGGTCAGGAAATACGTTGATTCAGCAACAAAAATAGCTGAATTAACAACCGAAAACCTGTCAACATTCAGAATTACGCTTGGAAACCCAGACCCAGAAGATGGGACAATCACCCTGTTTATGCGCGCTGAAGATACAAGGTCGATTTTGACATCTGGTGTTTACGACATTGAGATAATTTCGCCCACAAATGAAGTTGACAGAATACTCCAAGGCGAATTCGTACTCTCACCAGAGGTGACGCGATGACGGAAAATATAGTTCAAGTAATAACTACCGAAACCCCAAACAGGGTTCTCATTACAACCACTCGCGCCCCTGGTGTTCAGCAGTTCACCTATCAAGTGCAGATTTTCACGGTTCCAGGAACTCTAAGTGTTGGAACTGGACGCGCAAAGTTTTACATACCAGGCCCAATAACTCTTGGAAATGTCAGGGCATCTGTAGGAACAGCCCCAACTGGTGCCGACATAACCATAGATGTGAATAAAAATGGAACAACTGTTTTCACGACCCAAGCAAATAGGCCAAAAATTTTCGCTGGCCAAACACTAGTGTCAACATCTACTCCAAATATCACAGAATTCACTACTGGTGACTACATCACGGTTGACGTTGACACAATAGGGTCTTTGAATCCAGGAAGTGACCTGACTGTTCAAATAGAGTTCACGCCTTAGGTGTATTCTATTAGCAAGCGGTATTAACCGGCCCCTAGCAAAAAGGTATCATTCACATGACAATTTCAAACTTTCTAGAAAACGAGCTACTCGATACCTTGGATGGTTCGGGTTCTGCGTACTCGGCTTCTGCTACTTATCTCAAGCTTCATCTTGGGGACCCGGGCGAAGATGGAACCGGCAACCCTGCAACCGAGACAACACGCAAGGCAGTTTCGTTCGGTGCTGCAAGCGGTGGCTCAAAGACATCAACTGCAACTGTTGAGTGGACTCTTGTTGCTGCAACAGAGACTTATTCTCATTGGTCACTCTGGGATAACTCAACAGCTGGCAACTGCCTCTGGTACGGTGCTCTTTCTGCAAACG